ATGCTATTAAGCCCATCTAAAAAGTTTACTGCCAACACAGCGTCTTTGCCTTCTCCTATTGGGGGATGGAACGCTAGGGATTCGTTAGCTAACATGGCCCCAACGGATGCTGTACAGCTTACAAACTGGTTTCCTACGCCTACTGATGTAACCCTTAGAAAAGGGTATACCAAAAGTTCTACAGGAATTACAGGCACAGTAGAGACCCTAATGAATTACGCTGGGGTAAGTTCACAAAAACTATTTGCCGTTGCAAATGGTGTTATATATGACGCTTCTACAAGCGTAGCAACCTCTGTATTTACAGGGCTTACCAATAGTCGTTTTCAATTTATTAACATTACTACTGCTGGCGGTCATTTTTTAGTTGCTTGTAATGGTGATGACCCTACCATTATTTATGATGGTTCTGCATGGTTTAAAGTAGCCACAACCACAACAGCACAAACCATTTCTACAATTACAAGAGGTGGTGCAGGTAATTTAACCGCTACGCTTACTACTGCTGTTGCTCATGGATTAGCTACAGGCAATAGAATTACTGTTTCTGGTGCTACACCTACGCAATTTAATGGCACTTATGTTGTTACAGTAACAGGCACAACTACGCTTACTTACACAATGGCAAGCGCTCCATCAGGAAACGCTACTGTAGTAGGAACTTATAGCATTATTGGTATTACAGGCATAAATTCCAATACATTTATTAATGTAAACCTATTTAAAAACCGCTTGTATTTCACGGAAGAAAATTCCATGAATGTATGGTATTTAGATGTGGACTCTATTGGTGGACTTGCTGAGGTATTGCCTTATGGCTCTATTGCTAGAAATGGTGGTTTTGTACAAGCAGTAGGCACATGGACATTAGACGCTGGACAAGGTGCAGATGACTACTTTGTTGTAGTCACAAACATGGGTGAAGTTATTGTTATTAATGGCACAGACCCTACTGCGCCTGAAACATGGCAATTAAAAGGTGTTTGGCAAATGGGGCAAACCTTTGCTCGTAAATGCTTTTTTAAATGGGCTGGCGACCTTTTATTGCTAACTCAAGATGGAATTGTGCCTCTTTCTGCGGCATTGCAGTCTAGTAGATTAGACCCTAGAGTTAATATTACTGACAAAATTTACTATGCTGTAAGCCAAGCTGCAACTCAATATTATGACAATTTTGGTTGGCAAATACAGTATTTTGCTAGTGAAAATATGTTGATATTTAATGTTCCAGTTACAGGTGGAACACAACAATATGTAATGCACACCATTACAAAGTCATGGGCTAATTTTACAAATATTGAAGCTAGTTGCTGGGAAGTAAACGGTAAAGAAGGTATGTATTTTGGCGGTAATGGCTATGTAGGAAAATTCTATGATGGATTTAGCGATGCTGGCAATAATATTAATGCAACTGCCCAACAAGCGTACAACTATTTTGACGCTAGAGGGCAATTAAAGCGCTTTACTATGCTTCGCCCTATTATTCAATCTGATAATGCCGTTCCAAGCCTTGCAATAGGCTTAAACATTGATTTTGATAACAATAATGTTAATGGCACTTTGACCTTTAACCCTTCTAATTTAACTACTGGTCGCTGGGATACAGCCACTTGGGATGACGATGTTTGGGGCGGTGGATTAACCACTACAAAGTTTTGGCAAGGTGTTACAGGATTAGGTTATGCAGCAGGCATTAATTTAACTGCCGCAGCGCAAAATATTGAAGTTCATTGGTCAAGCACCGATGTTGTAATGGAAAAAGGAGGGGTACTGTAATTGCGTACAGTAACCACAGAAAAACAGCAATATATGGGGGATTGGCTAGTCAGAATGATGAACCATCCCCTGCCAACAGAAACAGTATGTATAGGTCAAGAAATTGACGGTAATTTAGTGGCAGTAGTAGGATTTGCCAGTTTTATGCCAAAAGCGTGTCAAATGCACATTGCGGCAGTAAGTGAAGTAAATTGGATGAGTCGAGATTTGTTGTGGGCGGCTTTCGATTATCCCTTTAATAAACTAAAAGTTAGCGTTATACTAGGGCAAGTTTGTGGCAGTAATGAAGATGCCCTAAAACTAAACCGACACCTTGGTTTTAAAGTGATAGCCGAAATCCCAGATGCTCACATGGATGGTGACTTAGTGATTATGGCTATGAGGCGTGAAGATTGTCGTTGGCTCGACATCAAATGCCCTTTAAGGACAGCAAGAGGAGAATGACATGGGTGGTGGTGGATTTTTAGGATTAGGGCCTGCGCCAAGTGCGCCAGCAGCCCCAGATTACACAGGTGCAGCGCAAGCTACAGCACAAAGCAATCTTGATGCTGCTAGAGTAGCTACGGCTGCCAATCGTGTAAACCAAGTCACTCCTTATGGAAACTTAGATTATTCCGTTACTGGCGCTGACCCATACGGAAACCCTACTTGGACTGCTACTACAAGTCTTTCTGATGTAGGACAACAACTTTTAAATAACCAAAACCAAGCTAGTTTAGGTCTTGGAAGCACAATTAATGCAGCATTAGGTAGAACTCAAGATGTAATGGGTCAAGGCTTTAACCCTAACCTTCCTTCTACTGGAATGAACCCTGGGCAGTCTTACCAAGACGCTTATATGCAACGCCTTGCTCCACAAATTGCCCAAAATCGTGAAATGACTACTGCTTCATTGGCAAACCAAGGAATTGTGCCAGGAACAGCAGCATACGATAACGCTATGCGCCAACAGTCTATGAAAGAAAACGACTTATTGCTAGGTGCTACTACTCAAGGTTTTGGTGTTGGTCAGCAAGCAAATCAACAAGCATTTGGTCAAGAACTTACAAAATACAATATTCCGCTTAATACATTGAGCGCATTGCGTAGTGGCGCACAAGTACAAAACCCTACATTTGTAAATTCTGCACAACAAGCAACAACTCAAGGCGCTGACATTTTAGGCGCTACTCAAATGGGTTACAACGCACAAATGGGCAACTTTAATGCTCAACAAGCGGCTCAACAAGGTTTTAACCAAGGTTTAATGGGATTAGGTGGCGCAGGAATTATTGCCGCTTCAGACATTCGCATGAAAGAAAACATTAAAGCTATTGGTTGGTTGCCTAATGGTTTACCCGTATATGAATACGAATACAAGCCAGAATTTAAAAATAATGCATTTGCAGGCCATGGTAAATTTATTGGCGTTATGGCGCAAGAAGTTGAAATGGTTAAGCCTGAAGCTGTTATTACAGGCACAGATGGTTACAAAATGGTTAATTACGGAGCACTAAATGCCTAGTCCATATTTCACTACTGTTGCCCCTTATTTTGCTCAACAAGACCAAGGTTTAAGTCCTGTGTTTCAAAATATTGCACAGCAACAACAAAACCAAAATGCTGCCATGCAACAACAAATGCAAAATAACCAAATGGCTGGTCAAGTTGGAAAACAAGGTGGCATGAACCCTATGGCTATGGCTATGGCGTTGCGTGGAAAACAACCGCAAACAGGCGCAGACGCAGCAAAAATGAATGAATTTGGTGCTTATATGCCTTGGAATCAAATGTCTGCGGCTGACCAATATGGTACAAACCCATACTCACAACAAAGTTTAATGTTGGCATCACAAGATTTAGGGATAAAATAACATGGCAGAATATAACTTAGCCCAAGCAGGCACATTATCTCCAGAAGATTATGCACAACAACAACAATTAAACCGCCAACAACAAATGGCTGCTATGTTAATGCAACAAGGTATGCAACAACCACAGGGCCAAATGGTTAGCGGTCGTTATGTGCCAACTTCATTTTTTCAAAACCTTGTTCCATTAGCTAATATTGCCGCCTCTCAATATATTGGCAATAAAGCAGACACTAAAGCTGCTGAATTAGCACAAAAAATTCGTTTAGGCAAAGCTGCTGGAGAACAAAAAATTACTGATTTGGCTTTTGGAACTCCTGATGTAGCTACAGAAGTAGCTGGGCCTTATGCTGGTAATGTTCCTATGCCTGTTGCTGTTAAAGAAGGCTCTAAACCTAATTATGCCGCTGCTTTGCGTGAAATTGATAATCCAGCAAATTATGGCGCAGGAAAAGAAATTAAACCTTTGCTTTATAAGCAAATGATGCCTGAAAAACCTAGCGACCAATTAGGTTACGAACTTGCAAAATCACAAGGATTCCCAGGAACATTTATAGATTATAAAACTGGATTAGCAAATGCTGGCGCTGCTCGTACATCATTAAATGTACAAAACCAATTACCATTTAAAGAGCAAATTCAAAAAGAAGCCGCAAGCGGATTAATGAAAAATTTTGAAACATTGCAAAATGTACCTTCTGCATTGGCTAACATGGATAAAATGGTTGCTTTATCTAAACAACCTATTTACGCAGGTGTTGGCGGTGAAACTAAATTGCAAATTGCTAAATTGTTTAATAACAACTTTGGCACAAATATTTCTCCAGAAACAGTTAAAAATACTGAAGAATTTAAATCTGCTGCTTATATGGGTATTATGGATAATCTTAAAAAGACAGATTCCAACCCAACAATGGCACAGCAAAATGCTCTTAAAGAAGCTATTGGTAGTTTAGGTACAGACCCATCCGCTATTCCAAGAGTTGTAAATGTTATGCGTGATGTATTAGTTAATAAAGCAACTCAACATAATGAGCTTGTACGCCAAACTATGCAAAGAGGCGTTGAATACCCATACAGTATTGAAGTACAGTTGCCAAAAACTTTGCCTGCACAGTCTGGAAATGTGCGGTCTTTGGCTGATGAAATCCTTAATAGGAAACCACAATAATGGCTAGCGCTGACGATTACGCTAAGTGGATTGTTGATAACCAGAAGTTGCAAGGCACTCCTGAGTTTAATACTGTTGCTCAAGCCTATAAAGAGGCAACAGCACAAGAATCTACACCAGCGCAACCACAGAAATCAGGAATACCTGTTTATCAGTCCGCTATTGTTGGGGCTGGTAAAGGTATAACAGACCCATTATTGGCTGCTGGTCAATACATGGGTGGTAAACCTGCTGAGTTTTCAAATTTAGTTTTAAATAAAATGAAACCGTTTCAAGAAGCCAACCCAATGACATTTGGTGCTGGTCAAATTGGTGGCGGAGTTTTATCTGGTGGTGCTTTAATGAAGGGCGCTGGCATGATTCCTAGTTTTGCTAGGGCAAATCCTTATTTGCAAGCTGGTGGTGTTGGCGCTGTAGCAGGTGCCTTAACTCCTAGCGAACAAGGTAAATCAGGTCTTGATGCGCTTGCAGAAGCACCACAAAAAGCTATGTATGGCGCTGGCGGTGGTGTTTTAGGAACAGGATTAGTTAGAGGCGTTGCCAATGTTGTAGGCCCTAATTTAGATTCTGCCGTTAAAAAATTAATTGGCGAAGGTGTTAATTTAACTCCTGGTCAAATGGTTGGCGGCTTTGCACAAAGATTAGAAGATAAACTTACTAGCGTACCTTTGCTTGGCGACATTATTCAATCATCAAGAACCAAAGGTATTGAAGAATTTAACAAAGCAGCTTATAAGCGTGCTTTAGACCCTATTGGTGGCAAAGTACCTGAATCTACAGGTCGTGCTGGCATGGAATCTGTTAAAAACCAAATTTCTGGTGCTTACAATGAATTATTGCCTAAATTAACATATCAAGTTGATGACCAATTTTTAAATAATTTATCTAATATAAAAAATAATGTAACTGGCATTGACCCTGCAAATGCTAAAAAAGTAGCTGATACAGTTTTTGATGTTATCTCTAGTCGTTTAGATAAAAATGGTCAAGTAAAAGGGCAAGAATTTAAGGTTATTGAAGAAAAGTTAGGCGGACTTGCAAAGACATATAGAGCAAGCCAAGATGCAGACCAAAAATTAATGGGCGATGCTTATGCTAATGCTTTAGGTGAATTGCGTCAAAACTTAGCTAGAAACAATCCTCAATTTGCAGAAGAATTAAACAAAATAAACACAAGTTTTGCTAATTTTGCAAGATTGCGTGGCGCTGGTTCTATGGCTAATACGCAAGAAATGTTTACTCCTAGTCAATTAGCCGCAGCAATTAAAGCTGCTGACCAATCTTCAGGAAGAGGTGCTACAGCTACTGGTAAAGCATTAATGCAAGATTTATCTGACGCTGGTGTACAAGTATTGCCAGGTAAAATACCTGATTCTGGTACTGCTGGCAGACAAGCTATTAACTCTGCTTTAGGCGCTTTGTTAGGTGGTGGTGGAGCTTATGCTGCACAAACTCAACCTGTAGCTACAGGAACTGCTGCATTATTAGGGGCTGCTGCTGCCGCACCTTATGCGCCTGGAGTTCGCAACCTAGTTACAATGTTGGGCGGAAAACGCCCAGAAGTAATACAAAAATTAGCAGATTTAATTCGTGAGTCATCACCGTATTTAGCTGCTCCAAGCGCACAAAAAGCAGTAGAAAAATCGGAGAATAAATAATGAGTAGAAACGGTAGCGGTACATACAATCTTCCAGCAGGTAATCCAGTAGTTACAGCAACTACAATTACTTCAACATGGGCTAATTCAACACTTGGCGATATTGCTACAGCCTTGACAGGCTCTTTAGCTGCTGATGGTCAAACTCCAGCTACAGGCAATCTCAATATGAATACTAATCAAATTAAGAATGTAGTAGACCCTACTTTAGCGCAAGATGCCGCTACTAAAGCGTATGTAGATGCTGGAAGCTCTATTTATTTGCTTAAAGCTAGTAATCTTTCAGATGTTGCAAATGCTACAACTTCTAGAACTAATTTAGTTGCGGCTAAATCAGGCGCAAATTCTGATATTACTTCTTTAACAGGGCTTACAACGCCTTTAACAGTAGCTCAAGGCGGTACAGGTGTTACCACTTCTACTGGTTCAGGAGCAAATGTATTAGGTACAGGCCCTACTATTTCAGGCGCTATTTTGTCATCTATGGCTAGTAGTGTTATTACTAGCGGTACTGCACAAGCCTCTACATCAGGTACAAGCATAGACTTTACTAGCATACCTAGTTGGGTAAAGCGTATAACTGTAATGTTAAATGGTGTTTCTACTAATGGCTCTAGTCAATTACAGATTCAAATTGGAAATGGGTCATTTTCTACATCAGGATATGCTTCGGGAGCTAGTTACGCTGGAAGTGCTGGACAATTTACACCATCATTAATAACAACTGGTTTTATAGTAGAGCCAACTGGCGGTTGCACAGCGGCGGCATTAAGGTATGGAAGTGGTTTTATTGCCCTTATTGGTAGTAATACTTGGGTTTCGCAAACCAATGTTTATGGGACTGGTGCCTCTTGCACTTCTGCTGGTGGTGGTGTTTCTCCTGCTCTTGGCGGTTCTTTAGACCGAATTCGCATAACCACAGTAAACGGCACAGACACTTTTGACGCTGGTTCTATTAACATACTTTACGAGTAAATTATGAACTTTACATTTACATGGATTTTAGACAAGTTTGGCTTTACACCTAAAGTTGAAACATTTGACTTTCCTTTTACACCTAAGCCTGTTGCCAAAAAAGTAGCAAAGAAAACAGTTAAAAAAGCGACTACTCGCAAATCTAAAATAAAGTGAGAACGCTTGTGGAAATTGACCCTGTAAAATTTGGCGTTACTTGGCAAAAAGTAGAAGCTATGGAGTACGAAGTAGCTGAATTGCGTAAAGATGTTAAGCAACTTCTTGAGTTAGCCAATAAAGGTCGTGGCGGTCTTTGGGCTGGCATGATGGTGGTTTCTGCCATTTCCGCTTTTGTAGGCTTTATAAGTCAATACCTTACTAATAAATGATTAAAAGTAGGACAATGTGGTTTTCCTTTGCGCTAGTAGTATTTGGCGCATTAGAAGCTGGTTTTCCTTATTTACAGTCAGTCATTGACCCACAATACTATGGCGTTATTTTGGTTACTATTGGTGTCATTGTTGCTGTACTTAGGTTTCTTACTACTGGGCCTTTGAAATGATTGACTATGCAAAGCTGGCTATTCTCGGTGCTATTTGTGCTGTTGTTTTCGGTAGTGGCTGGTGGGTTGGCTACTCTAAATATTTGGACTTTAAAAAAGAAGTTGAAATTGCCGCCAAAACACAAGAAGAAAAAGTTAAATCCATTCGGTCACAGCAGGAACTCGTAACTAAGGGAATTGAGAAAGAATATGAAGCTAAACTTAATCTTTTGCGCCAGTATTATGCTAATGGGGTGCGCCAACCCAATACCAGCAAGTTGCCCACCTTTTCCAACGCCACCTCAGGTCTTGATGCAGTCACCGCCTACAATCTTCTTGCTGGACAATGTGCAGAAGCAACCCAGCAATTAATTAGTTTACAAGAGTGGACTAAAGAACAAATAGGTATTAAATGAGTTTTAAAGAATGTTTAGAGTTAGTGTTAAAGTCAGAAGGTGGTTGGGTTTATAACCCGCTTGACCCTGGCGGCGAAACCAATTTAGGCGTTACTCAGCGTGTCTGGGAAGAATGGGTAGGACACCCTGTAGAAACTATGAAGAATTTAACCCCTGAATTGGTTACACCTTTATACGAACAAAAATACTGGAGGCCTTGCTATGGAGAAGTATTACCTAGGGGACTCAACCTTGTTGTGTTTTCAATGGCAGTTAATGCAGGGCCAGGCAGAAGCGTTAAATTGCTTCAATCAGCTATTGGATGTGTACCTGACGGAGTTATTGGCCCAAGGACAAGAGAGCTTATTTGCGCCAGTAATAGTGCAACTCTTATCGCTAAATTCTCTGAAGCTCGCAGGGAATACTACCGTTCATTAAAAACTTTTCCTATTTTTGGCAAAGGCTGGCTTAACCGTGTAGACCACGAAGAAAAAGAAGCCATTAATATGGCAAAAAGTGGTTAAGCACGCATAATGTAATAGCTAACGCTGACAATACCGCCAAAATGCTCCAAATGTGGCTGTATTCGCTTTTTTCAGGTCTAGTAATAGCTGTAGACCAAGTAGCATCTTTAAACGCCTCTTGAGCCGAATTATAGCTTTTACCTACCATTCCAAATGACCGTGTGCTCATTTTTTCCCCTTTTTAGCTTTTTTTTCTTGCTCAATATATTGGCGCAAAATACTAATAATTCCAGCCTCTACCAACATTCCTAACCCTTCTTTGTCAAAATGCACTAAAGCGTCTGCGCTACCGTCTTTATTCTCTTTTACTATTTCAATTTGAATTTGCATACATTTCCTCGTATGTTAGCCAAGGTTTAGACACTAGGGTAAACCCAAATATGTAATGCAATGGGTTACATTTTGTTATTTCTTTGCGTTTTTCTTTGGCGCTAAGGTGTTGTAAATCAAAAATAAGGTGGTTATTGTTTTTAAACATCAAAAAGGTCTTTCCCATCTCTTAAACGCTTACGCAAATTGCGTAGGTAAGTTTTTAAAACTGCGTCACTTTCAGGACTAAAAACCATTTTGTATAACTTTTTGTCTGGTTCGGTCTGCGGTTTATTTACCCATCTTTCTTCATTAATGTACCAAAGAAACCTGCGGCAAGCCAATTCTTCTGTAGCACAACGCTGTTTATATTCACAGTATTGGCATGGGTTAGGTTCGTCTTCTAACCTTTTGTATATGTCGTTTCTCATGCTTGAGCATAAATTGCATCTTCAAATGTAGGCCATAAATCAAGCTCATGTGCCATTTCTGTAATGTCATTGTCTCCAATGTAAGCATAAGTTATTTCATTGTTATAACCACGCAATTCAACTGTAGTATTGCCAAAAACTACTGACTCTATGTAATGTCCGTCTTTCATAATTTCCCCTTTAAAACTGTAATTTATTGAAATTTCATGCACTTTTTAATAGGTGTTTACCCTTATTGTGGCAAATAAACAACATATACAAAATGTAGGGTATTTTATACATTTACCGACAATATGTATAAAAAAGGGCTGTATTTGGCAGTTGCTAGCCGTTAGGTGGAAAGCCGCAAAAACCCTAACTTACTGCATCCTACAACGGCGGCTTAACGCCCTTAAATAAGGTGAGGTGGCAGGACTCCGTGATGTATGGTTGTGCAAAGGGGAAAGCACACCTACCACCTCTTGAATTAGTTTAACCCAGTTTTTAATTTGTAAATTTTCAAAAGACTTAAAAACATTTCGTAGCCATCACGAATGGCTTGCTCAGTATGTTCGTATATAGCCACCTCATTAGTTTCGCCATTAATGTATACATTGGCGCACCGTGCTGTAGGGGCTAAGACTTCTCTGTATGCTGCAAGCTGTAGGGTATGCTCTAGGTAGGGTGTTAAATCACCAGGACATTTTTCCGTCGTCTTGAAGTCAATTACTACCCCACCGAAGTCCCCTTTTGCTTTGCAATAAAGGTCGCATTTACCGCCATAGCCTTCTTGGTTTACTAGACTCTGCTCAGGAATCCATAGCTGCGCCCCAAAATGAGCCGTTATAGCGTCATCTACCTTGCGGACATAGGTAGGTAGCTCAGGTAGGTATTCTTGGTTGTAGAAGCTCTCTATAAAGTCATGTATAAGAGTTCCCCTAGCCATAGCGTCTTGGGACTTTCTTTTAGACAATTCCAGCACTCGGCTAATGTAGTCTTTTTCTTCTTCACCTTCTTGGCGAGGATTTTCCGCAGCCGCTTTAATGGCCTCAGTCTGTAACCATGTATTTAGCCCATCTTTAGACAACTGCCCATTTATGGTGGACACAGACGGTACTAGCGTTCCTGGCATTGCTTTGGCATCACGCAAGGTTACTGACCTTTCTTTGCCGTTTTTACCAGTCATGGTGTAGCGTGGTGCGCCAGTTAAGGCGCAATACCAATGTTGTGACATATTTTCCCCTTTGTACCGCTTAATTAAGTAATTCTAAAACTGCATTTCTGTCTGTTTCATTTAAACAACAGTCGGCACAAGCTTGTATAACCTCACGAAGTACGGCAGCTAAATCATTAACCTCAAATGCTATTAACTGCCTTTCCTCGTCTACCCCAAATGGTTCAGTAGAAATGATGGCTTTGTCGCCAATAACATCACGAATTTGGCTTAACATTTTTTCCCCCAAAAGTATAAGTCATGGCTGTCTGAATTTACTGCAAACCCAAAATGCTTAAAAATAGTGTGAAAGTCAAAGTTTTCTACAAGGTCGTGTATTGCAAGGTTTTTGTAATAATCGTTGGTAAATGGTGCTGCGTCTGCATTAGTCGCTGTAGTACCGTGCTCTGGCCTTCCAGTAGTAGCGCAAGTCATTATTACTAAGTCTTTAGACAGTTCGCACATTTTTTGAAATGTTTGAAGCCAATACTTGTCATGCTCTAAACATTCGCAAGAAATAACGGTGTCAAAAGTTAAGTTTGGAAAAGGTAACTCATGGCCTTTACATACCATGTCTACATCTTTACCTTTTCCAATATCCACGCCCAAATAGTCGCACCCTTGAAAAAACTCCCTAACAGACCCATTTATGTTTAATGAGCCTACTTCAAGCACTTTTTTGTTGGCAAAACTGTCAGGAAAACAACCCTGAACACTTTTTACAAATAACATTTGGTTAGGATGGCTCATTAGAAAGGCAAGTCCGAGTCTACAATTTCGTCAGCGCCTTTAGGTGTAAACCCTTTAGCTTCTTTTTCTTTGCCAATAGAAACGCTAAAGAATTTCCCTTTAGCGCCTTCCTTAACCCACGCAGATAGGTAATGTTCACGGTTATTGACCATAATGCTGCCTGTATAGTCTGGGTGATTTTCGGTTGTTTTGCGGTCATTTTTAAATAGTGAACCACTACCTTCCTTTGGAATGTACGCCATTAGATTTCCTTTGCTTTTACTACTGGTTTAGGTGACGAAGCGGCATTACCGTCATCGTCTGCTTGTACTACTCCTACTACTGCTGCGAGGCTATAGCGCCTCATGTAGCTCAAACACGAGCCGCATCCTTGGCTGTCCACTTTAGTAACAGGCACAGACATTTCTTGACTAATCCATTCACCAGAAGAATGGGTAAGAATGGTAGTTAAAGACATAGACTTGTCTAAGTCGGAATAAGTGCCAGGGAACTGAGCCACAGCCAAACCATTATTAGCCAGCAAATCACGGCAAGCATCCCACACAGACTCAAGGTCTGCATACTTACTTTTGAAAAAAGGGTTTGCAGAGTCTTTTTTAGCATGAGTTAGTTTTCCTTGTACTGTTGATAGCGCTTTGGCTAAATTTGCAATGCTTTCAGACTGTTGCATTTTGACCTCCAAAAACATTACCAAAGTCGTCAAATACGGTTTGTAATAGGACATTGCGTTTAGGTTTGCCACAAGCTGCACGAATAACATCAATGTCATCCTGTGCCATTTCTGTGCCAAATTCCATGTTGTCAAGCGCTATTTCTAAGCGCTCTTCCATTTCCAGCATAAGTTGGTTTAATTCACCCATTTGAATCCCCTTAAATGGCATAGCGAAATTGCTATATAGACACTTTAACACAAGTGTATAAAAAATGTAAACTGTATGCAAATAAACAACATTTAAGTTAAACTGCGTGAATGGACACAAAACTAAAACTAACCGACACCGCCATAATTGACTTGCTAGGTGGGACTGCAAAGGTAGCAAGAATGTGCAAAGTAGACCCAGCAGCCGTGTCTAATTGGCGTGTAAGAGGAATACCAGCCGACAAATATATGCTTTTGGGCGCAAGAATTGAAACTGAAAGTCATGGGCTTGTAACTCGCCAAGATTTGTTTCCTAAAAACTTCTGGCTTATATGGCCTGAACTGTTGCCAAAAAACAACGCTTTTGGTGAACAGCATGGAATTGAGTAATGTAACCATTTGCGCCATAGACTCAGTTCAGCCTGACAAAGCTAAAAAAGCCATTGAAAGAAGCAAGCGCAACATTGAATTTGGTGGTGAATTGTTTATTGACCACATGAGCATTAATAGCAAACAGGCGTATAGCAAATTTGTGCTTCAGGAGCTACACAAATACATCCACACGGACTTTGTTTTGATTGTTCAATGGGATGGGTGGGTAATTGACTCAACAGCCTGGCAGCCTCAATTTTTAGACTATGACTACATAGGTGCTGTATGGCCTTGGCATCCTGAAGGACTGCGTGTAGGTAATGGAGGGTTTTCCCTTAGAAGTAAGAAACTGTTGGAATTAACCAACACTCCTAAGTTTGTTTACGACAATAAAAATGAAGATGATTTAATCTGTCATTTGAACCGTGATTACTTGGTTAGCAATGGAATAAAGTTTGCCCCAGAAGAATTAGCAAGGTATTTTAGCTATGAAAGGGAAGTAACTAATTTGCAAACCTTTGGTTTTCATGGAGATTTTCACATGAGTAAATACTTGTAGTAGAATTACCTTCCTTTCTCGAGGCTCTAACGACATACCAGGGGAAAGGAATTACAGCGCTACTGGGGGTAATGGTTGAAACAGCGCAATATAGGTGGCGAAGTTAGTGCCTATACCATGAACGACTGACGGGTAAGCGATTCCTCAATGGAAGAACTTTTAAGGCAACCTAGGTAGGCTAGGTTCGCTCAAACCTCTTGGAAGTGGTATTAAAGCAACTAAGTATAAATACTAATAGATACTTTAAAGACTATGGGGCAAACTACAAGAACTCAATAACGAGTAAACATTTAAGGGGATTTAAATGAAAGATTTTATAGGTAGTTGTTTATTAGGCGCATTTTTTGCAGCTATGTTTGTCTACGGCATACCTGCTAAAGCGCAAACAGTTCAATTAACTGACGCACAAGGGTTTTACCGAGGCACAGTACAAATTAACGGTAACACCGCACAGTTTGTAAACCCAATGGGTTACACCACTCAGACTGCTACAATATATCCTAACCAAGTCGTAATCACGACACCAAATGGTTACACACAAAGCGTTGTTGGTAACACAGGCTACACAGTACCACCTAGCCCACCAACACCAATGTCCCCAAGGGTAATGCAGTAGGAGAAAGGAATGTTTGATGAATTCTGGTCTTTATATCCACGAAAAATTGCTAAAGCAACTGCAAGAAAAGCATGGGCAAAATTGTCCGCAGAGCAACAACTTATGGCTGCAAAAGCTATTGACACACA